CATTAATTGAACCAAATACACCAGACAATGCTGAAAGCAAGTCTTTTTGTCTTTGGTTAGCAATGTAAGCACCAACTTTTGCACCAATAGCAGCCATAGGATCAGAGCCAGCAGCTAAAGCAGCTAAGTCTCTTGCTTCCCATGCACGACCTCTGTGAAGAATTACAGAAATCTGCTTGTCAGCTTGAATTTTTCCGGGTGTTAAAGAACTGCTATCAGTTAATACCTCGAAATCTCCAGAAAGGTTTGCTTTCCAGAAAGGAACATTAACGAAATCTCCTCCTTCGGTCGCATTAAGCTCAGCCATTGGTTGAACCACACCGCTAGCCAAAAAGGCATCACGCTGAGTTGTCTGCTCAATCAAGTACGGCGTAAAGACCTCAGGAATGATTACGTCCGACCTTACGGTGGCCATAAAAATTACCTAAAATTAGTTTTACGATGTGGGTCACAAACCCTTACGGCTCAGCACAGCCTTGCCTTATGCAACCATATTAGCGTTTAACTGCATTTTTCAAGCGATCATATAAATCTTTGTCTGTTCTATAAAGTCTCATCTGTTCAGTAATATTAAAAGTTTCTTGTGCAAATGGGTTTTTAGTTCCAGCAGGAATTTCACCGCCGCTAGATCTACCAGCAGGAGCACCACCACCTTGAGGTTTTGGTTGCTTTAAAATGTAATCAGGTAACTTTCCTTTTGCCCACTCATTAACAGGCGTTCTCTCATATCCATCAACAACAACAGGAACACCATTATCAACTTCAATTTTATCTTTAGGAAGGAAATTATTTAACACTAAACTTGGGTCATGTACTATTTCCGCCAAGGTTTGTAAGGCAGGGGAAATAAGTTCCAGCTCTCGGACTTTTGTTTCAAGTTCTGTAATTTTTTTGTCCTTTTCGGCTGATCTTTCTCTGTATTGTTCTTCAAGTTTTGATCTTGCTTCTGTATATTTTCCTTGCTTTTCAAGTTCAACTTGTTCTGCATTGTTTTTAAAATCAATTAAGGCTTGAACATCAACATCAGCAGGAACAGCTTTTGATCTTTCTTTTGCTTTTTTGTATTCATCTATAAGCTCAGCGTTTTTTTTACGCATTGCTTCAATTTCAGCTTTAAGATTCTCTTTTTCAGAATCAACAGCTTGCTCCACAGGAGCAGTTGTTTCGTCAGACATAAAAACCCACAAGGTTAGTATTTATCTTATCAACATAATTTACAAAAAGCACTAATCTTATTAAGATAGGTCTAAGACTAAAAAACAATGACAAAAAAAGACAGAGCCTCCGAAAGGTTTACGGATCTTAGTATGGGTTATTCAATAGACCCTGAAGACAAAAGAACGGATGAAGAAGTAACAAAAGACATGAAAAAATTAGGTATAAAAATAACCCGTGTTTCAGAGAAACCACCTGAAGCTTATTAATACGCTTCTAAAGTAATTTCTGTAAAGGATTTCTCAATGCCTCCTTCTGCCCATTGTTTTGTTTCCGCAGAAAGAACTTTATAACGAACCCCTCTAGGTTGAAGTATTTCTCTTTCTGCTAAGCCATTCCACGGCTCAATAGATGTTCCATATTTGTTGACTTGTTTAATTATTACAGAATGTTTATTACCTGAAAACCCACTTGCTATTTGCCTATTAGCAGTCCAACTTTCCATTGTTAAGCCAGCATCACCTCTTTTGTAAGATTCAACAATTGACTCAATTATTTTTTTATCATCAAAACCCATTCCTCTAAAAATTGTTCCATTAACATCTATATCTTTATTTCCTGCCATTAAACCTTGCGGCTTTCCTTTCCACTTAGGAGCCTTTGAAATATAGTCTTCCATCTGATCTGCATATCTAGCCCATTGATTCCGAACTCCTTCAGTTCTTGCCCTTACATCTCTATATCGTTTTAAATGCTTAACTTGAGCAGGGTTTAGTTGAGCACCTACGGCTTGTGCTTGATTTAATTGAACACCACGAAGCTGAACATAATCACTTCCTGCCCATTGCCCTATAGTTTCTTCTGTTTGCTTAAATTTAGCTTTTGTTAAACCAACTTCTTCAGCCTTCGGCTTAAACATCAAATCTTCAGATGTTTTCTTTCCTAAACCTGAACTTTTACGAACTGCACTTGTGCTTGATTCACCTGCAAGTTTCTTATCAAGGAAACTTGGATCATCCCATTTTCTCAAATCTCGTTTTTTGATTTCTTTCTTAGGTTGCAAAGCTTTCTTGGCTTTGTTATCAAATTTCTTTTGTAGTTTTGCAATCTTGTCGTCTTCAATCCTACGAGCTAATTGCTTTGGAGTAATTGTTTTAAATTGATTTTTAGGAATTAACTTAGAGTTAAAAGCTTTAGCTGATTTCCAATATTTCTGTTCTGCTTCAGAATTTAGTTTTAAATTATCTAAGAATTTGATTGTACTTTGTTCACCTTTAGGAAGTTTTGCAAATGTGGCAACATCAGGTACAACATCTTGAACAGATTTTTTAAATTTGGTTTCAGAAATTGACTGATCAACTAATTTCTTTTGTGCTGTTGTTAAAGGGGTGTATTTAACTGTTCCTGCTTTTTCCGCAGCAGTCATATACTTTCCTTCTTTAGCAATTAAGGCTTTTGAAGGTGGTTTGATTTTTGCTTTTGGTTTTATGTCTTCAGGGTTGCCATATCGCTTCTGCAATTGAGCCAAAGAAACTTCTGTATTGTCTTCTCTGATTAATTTCTTTAATGCTTGATCAGGGCCATATTTATTTGACAAGCGATTAAAATATTTAGCCTTTTGCTCTCCTAATGCTGCAATCTGTTCTTTTCCTGCTTTAAACTTTGAACCTTTTGCACGTTCACCATATAACCATTTTCCATAAGTTGTATTTGCAGGAACAGGCCCACCAACGCTTGCCCTTTTTCCAGCAGGAGGAGGTGTAAAACCATATTTTTTATAATTAACAACAGCTACAGTTGTAGACCTACAACCAAAATGTTGAGGCGGTACTGGCCCCTGATTATATTTAAAAATCTGTCCATCTAAATCTCTGCAAACAGGAGAAGTTCGAGAATCAAGCGTAGCGACATACCGATATTCCTCAGTGACATCAGGATTAGCTTTATAAACAGTTTGGCTTGCTGTATTTGTTACTTGATTAACGGTTGTTCTAACAATCGTCATTACTTGACTGTTTGCACTTTTGGTTGCAGCTCCTCCTTGTGCAAGTAGTTGGCTTAAGCTTCCTTTTTGATCTTTTCTTAGATTTCCTACTAGATCTTTAACAATATCTGTTGTTGTTTCTCCAGACAAAAGCCCACTTCTAACCACTTGATTTAATCGTTTTGCTTCTGCCTGTGCTATCCCTAGAAATGATTTTTTAACCGTGTTCCCATTGGGTAGCGTTATTGTTTGCCCTTGCTCAGCCGTTAATTTAAAAGTTCCTTTTGTTCTAGCTTTTTTATCTTTTGTAATTCCTGCTAACTCACTTTTTAACACAGCAAGATTTATAGCAGTTGGATCTGTAGTTACAACAGACTTAGCAAATGACGGACTAACAGCAACAGACCTAACAGAATATCCAATTTGATCTGTAATTTTCTGAGCCATTCCTTTTGGAATTGATTTCTTTAATTGACCTTCAATAAATCCTGCCTGTACTTTTGCAACGCCTTCAAGTTCCGTAATTAAATCATCAACACTTCCATTAGCCCATGAATTTAAACTCTGCTTTGTTTGTTTAATTAACGCTCTTAATCTTGCAGTTTTATATGCAGGTTGTTTGCTTAAAGGTTGTCTTTCTATCTGCTCTAATTGGCTAACAGCCTTCAACATCACATTGTTATAGGAAGTGACCAGCTTTTTGGAAACACTATTACTAAACCGATTTAGATCTATCGCATTGCGATAAAACTCAGGCGGTATTCCTTCACCTACAGGAACAGTAGTTGCCATTTATTCAGGTTGATCACTAACGTCTTCTGGCTCTGCTGATTCTTCTGGCATTTCTTCTTCTGCCTCTGGTTCTGGTGCATCTATTTCTACTAATGAAGCTTGTTGCGTTGCCTCTAGTTCTTCTTCAACGTCAAACTCATCTCCTAATACTTCCCCTTGTTCTAACTGCTTTAATAAAGTTTCTTGCGTGATTGTTCCAGCCGTATAAAGTTGCAGCAAACTTCCTATTTCCTGCGGATCTAAACGAGCTGCTAAAAAGTCACGATTAACAAAACTGCTTCCAGCTTCGTTGCTCCCTAAATAATTCGCATGAAATAAAAGACAGTTATCAATTAAATCTTGAACCTGTTGTGCAACGACCATCATTGTTGAATCTCCTTGCGATCTGTCTATCCGTTTTGACTCTGCTGTTTCTGCGGATAACTTTTGTCCTAACACAGCCGCCAAACCTAGATTATTTATTTGCTTTTCAAGGCGGTCTAAACGCTCAAATTGTGCATTAAAACTTTTACCGTCTGGCTCTATATATTCAGCTTTTCCATCTGAAGGAAATGCTATTGCTTCGCCCGGCCCTGCACTAACTTCTTCACTTGTCTGAGGAAAACCAAAGAAAGCGAGCATTGGAACTGCTGAGATATGAAGCTGATTATCTAAGTCTGATTGAATTTGATATGCCTTTAAATTTAATTCTGCTATGTCCTCCATTGGTGGACGTGACTCCATAAAGTTCACTCTGTTTGAATAAGCAACAGCAAAAGGAATTTCTGTTAATGATGTTGTCCCTTCTTCATGCAGCACATATTCACCACTCTTTTCATTCCTGCGGTGTATTTCAAAAGCCCCACGAGTTAAAACCCTAACCTGTTCAACTTCTTTTTCTCCATAATCTCCATCCTGTTCTGTCACTTTTTCCAAAAGTCTTAACTGCGTAAATTTCTGCATACCATCAACAATTTCCGTTCTCCAACCAAGAATTTCTCTTGGGCTATAAGTCACCCAATATGGACGGCCTTTTGCTCCTGCTGCTGGAGCATCAACTAAAACGCCAACATGCCCGTACCTAATTGCAAGCCTACTAACTTCATAAGTCCATACATTTAGATCGTTGCCTTGCAGATCTACATCAAACAATTGTTCTCTAATTACATCACCAACATCATTTAATCGAACAGGTTTTCTAACCAACATTCCACCCAACATTTTTTCAATGCGTTGTAGATATGGAGGAACAACAGAACGAGACAATCTGTTGTCATATTGCTCGTCTAACTCCCTTGGCTCTTGCGGTAAATATCTTCTATGTTTTTGCCTAATTCCAAAAGTTCCACTTTGTAAATCCTCAGTAAGTACCCAATGAGGCTCCATACTTTGCCAAGCAAAACAAGGATCTTCAACCGTTACACCTGCCGCCGCCTTCTCTCTGTTGTAATGATTGTATCCGCTATACACAATTGAACCTCAACACGTTATAGATAGTTTATAGATAAAAGCTAATAAATTCTAATACCCGTTCCTCTTCCTGCGTTCATGTGTAATGGATTGAACTCCTTCCATATTAAATAACCTAAAGAATCAGCCATGTGATCAAGGTTCATAGTTTTGTCTGGTGTTCCATCTTCTGCATACGCTTGAAGCTCTAAAGACTCAATTGTTTTCTTACAACGTGGATGAATATGTAATCTTATTTCTTCTTTTCCATTGAGCAACATTGCTTGAACTGCTGCAACTCTATCCCTGACGTAAGGATTGCTTGCACCTGACAAGTTGACAATTCTTCTTTGCTGCAATATTTGGATGTCGGTCTTAGCAGCATTTGTTGATCTGTTTCCACCTGAAGCGTCTGGATATGCGTAAATCGTATTGTGTTTAAACTTTTCTCGCAATTGGTCAGCCATTGAATCGGTGTCATGTGCTCCTCCAATTTCATCAAAAATGTATAGATGTCCTTTGCTGATTACTCCAATTGCTGCGTTGCAATTTCCAACGTTAAAGTCACAACCAACTCTAATAATTTCTTCTGAGTGATCGGGCATTTCTTCAGTTACATGCTTTGTTCTATCAAAACGGTCATAAACAGCTCCCGTTTGAAGATTGCAAAATTCGCCTTCTGTATAGGCTTTAACTAAAGAAGCTGGATAGTTTTCAAGTAATGCTTGTAGAAAGTCAGGAGGCAAGTAAGGATTGTCAGCCGTTCGAGCTTTGAAGAGTGCTCTGTCTTGCTTGTGACCTTCTCGGACAAATAAATTATAGAACGTACCGAAACCTTCGGGAGTAGAAAAAAGACCTAATTGTCTTCTATTTCCTGCTCTTAATCTACCTAAGAATTTTTCAATAGCTTTCTGGGCTATGTCTGGTTTTGTAGTATCTAACTCATCTGACGCAATAAAAGACAAGTTCACGCCTACTATCCTCTGCCATGATTCCATTGAACGGCAAAGAATAGTAACTTCACCATTTGGCAAATTTAATTTGTACTCAGGGAGTGGGGATGCCCTGTATTCAAATTTAACTGCATGATTTTCCCAAAATTCTTCAAGAGAACGCTGCAAAACATCACGAACCAAAGCCCCAGTAGGAGCGAAAACAGCCCCA